AGATCCTTGTTTCATTAATTGATTAAATAATGCTTGTTTCTGCGCTGCTATGGCTGTTCTTGTACCATAGTCTTGCATGTTAAGAGCGGTAGGTCTAACAGCAATTGCTTCCATTGCTCCACTGGCATTACGACCCATTTTAATATATTGGGTTTGTAATGTTTTTACACGTTCTTCGGCTACCTTGCCAATTGTGTCAAATTCTGACCTAAACAATCTGCCAAATGTTTTTGTAGATGCACCAGCATAGCGGAAGTACTCCCGCATTGAAAATTTATTTTTTTCTAAAGAGTTAGTAAAAGACTCTGCGCTTGTTCTTACGGTCCGAAGTTCTGCAGAAAAAGCACCAATTGAGTTGATACTACCAAGTAAATTTTTCTGCAGAGACTTCTGAGCGATTGCTGCTGATTCGCTGGACCTAGCAATAGAAGAGTGAAACTGAGATATCTGTCTCTGTAAAGCCTTTAGTTGTGCTAATGCTTCCGACGTATCTATACTTACGCCAATATTAGCATTAACATCAGCCATGTATCACACCTTCTTTAATATGTAGTTATTCCTGTGGATTAAGAATGTCTGTAACAGATGACAGATTAATGCCAGATGCTGCTTCAACAATTTTATACACAGTTGGAAGATCAAGAAGATCTTCTAATTTTTGAATGTCTCCAGCCAATTCTGGCTTGTATTGCTCCATAGCAATTTGTACACATTCAACTAACAGAGTCATTGATTTCTCATTGTCCTCTGCAACCTTAGCCACCCCTTCAAACTTCTTCATAAACGGACGAAGAAGAGAGATTTTTAACGGGCGAACTGTTATTTTTGTTCCATCAATAAGGGTGACTTGGTCAGCCTCATGCACGGTTGTCGCCATATTTCCTCCTATAGGTTATGTCAATTATAGCATAGGAAGGCTATTTTGTTAGGTCTTCGTAATCCAATCCCATACCAATACCAAACCCTACTTTTTGAGCATTTGGACCCTGCAATGCTAAAACATCATTTGAATCTTTTGTTTGACCACCACTAAAGACTCTGGCTTTCATGTCTTCCCATTCTTTTTGACCACGACTTTTATCTGACTGCTCGTCTAAATCTACACCCTGAATTGCTGCTAAAAACTTTTTTTCAGTATAGTCTAACTCTCTACTTACTTCAAGTGTTGCTATTAATTCAGGCATTGAAAGAGATTTTTCTAGTTCCTGATAATCTTTCCAAATACCCAACAAAAATACTTCAGATTCTAATTTTGCAAGATCTAGGCTTTCCCAGGTTTGACCACTATCAAGGGCTTGTTCTTTAACTGGTTCTTGAGATTTTTTATTAATACGAATACCAGCAGATGTGTCCAAAATCTTATAAATTGTTGGCATATCTATATTATCTTCAATCTGTTCTACCGTGCCAGATATTTTAGGATAGTACTGCTTCATGCAGATTCTAACACATTCTACTAAAACTGCTATTGCTTCATCATCATTTTTTGTATTTTTAATATTTTCAAAGGCATCCATAAACTCACGTAAATACTTGATCTTTAATGGTACTATTTCTAATTCAGTACCGTCAAATAAATATACAATTTGACTGTTATATATTGTGGTTGCCATAGAATTCCATTTTACCACAAACAGCCTTAATACACAAAAAAACCCACTTCCGAAGAAATGGGTTTTAATGTTTTAGAACTGATTAGGAAAGTGTATCTCCGAAAGTACGATCTACGATCTTTCCATATGATCCAGAAGTATCTTCTGGTAGTAGACGGAATGAAACTTCAAACATTGAAGGCTCATCACGCTTTGCTGAAACTGTTACGTTTTCGATTGACAAAGCACGGTATGCTGTGTAAACACGTTCTACGTCTGCAGAGGTAGCACAGTCACCTGTACCTGGACCTACTGCAACAATTCCACGCTCTACTGGACATTCACCTAGTTCACCTGCAGAAAGGTTAAGAATCCGTCCTGAGTGAGTAGCCTTGTTTCCAGTTAATTGTGCATCAGTAAACGCTAATGCAAGAAGCAAGTTTTCTAGGGTTGCTTCAGCAAAAGCGGTTGCAAGATTAACCTGCATGCCTTGCTTATAAAGTTTTGCAACGTCAAGAATTTGATCAACCTGTACTTCACCGAAGTCTGGTTGGAACTGTAATTCTAGACCGTTCATTGTGTAACCTACGTTAGTATAGTCTGCATCGTCAGCAAGTGTTTCTCTGAATGATACTTCAGTACTAAAGTTTTCCAAAGTGCTTGGAGTTAGCGTTGTGTCTGCAACGAAAAGTGCTGCTGCACCAACGATAATATTGGTCGAACTTCCACGGCTATATGGCATTTATTCACCTCTTTCATAAGAATAGATATTAAGTTGTATGGCGTTTGTGTTTCCTCAGTACTAATTATAAAGCCTTTTTATGAGTATCTTTGGGATGCCGCATCTATTGTGTGATAGTCGTATTCAATCACGAGTTTGTTTAAAAACAAGGTTCTGGCTGATGCTAACTCTGCTATATCTCTTGACTCGTCCGCCTGATATACCTTTATATTATGGAAATATACGTTTGGGGTTATTGTTTGATCGTTTTCATCTTTTATCTCATTTGTCGCTACCCAGGAATTTAGGTCTTGGGCTGCTGCGTCTTCTCTATCAAGGCACTCGATAATTACTCTGGTAGTATCAAACAGTTTTGAAAGGTTTGGACCATAAATAAAGTAAACTAACTGCTCTCTTTTATTTCTATAGAATGGGGTAGGTCTAAATCTAATAAGTCTATCAAACATAATAACTACACCATCTGGATTATTACGAATATATAAACTATCGTTATAAACATCTTCTATGTTCATTGGGCTTTGTGCAGGGAAAAATGGTTGAAATGGATTAGGTCCTGTTGGCATTAGCCCAAACTCTTGAAGTTCGCTATTGATAAAAGCATTTAAGAATGTTGGCGGGAAGCCAGTCTGAGTAGATACATTAAGGGTCATAAGACTATTCTACACTAATCTTTGCATTGGCAATCCATTTAAATCCAGTCTCTACGCCCTTTGATTTACCGCTCTTAGATCCAGCCCTAATGTTTTTCTTAAATAGTGTTGGCTTTTTAATATAGTCGTATATTCCACTAGCACGTAAAAATGACTGTTTAAAATATCTAAGCATAAACTCATCTACTGTTCTTTCAAATGATCCTTGAACAAAATCTCCTCCAGGATTTCTAACTGTTACAGATTTTTTAGTAAATATTGTTTCGCCACCTTGACTAAATGCAAGCACAGATGATCTTTTAGGTGTAATGGTTACTGGAGTTCCTTCTTCCATAATTTTTGCTTTATTATAAAATGGAACATTAGAGTCTTCTTTAACAGTTCTTGATTGTCTAAATTTTGAATTTACAGTTAATCCAAGATTACTTACGGTATAGTCAATATCAAATAATCTCGCATTTGGACTACCTGTTTGATACCATTCATATACGTGGTGTAGTGCTTGTGGGTTACCTCTTGCAGAAACGTCTACATAAGCAGCCAAAGCCTGGATTGTTCCAGCACCAAGGTTTTGTAAAAAGATTTTTTTACCTTTTTGAACTCCATCTAAAAATCCAAAAGCATATTGGACAATGTTGTTCATTTGCTTGTCAAAACTTTGTGTATTAGTTCTGACTATCATTAATCGCCTACAGTCTGATTCTCTGTCCTACGTAATACCAGTTTATAATATTCTACTGATTTAAATGGTCCAGTAAATGGTTCTACTGTTGCTACTTCATAAATTGTTCCACGACCAGCCCTTGGTCCTGCTGTTTCTCTGTATAGCAAACTATCATCTTCAAAACGAATGTTTGTTACTAAGATATTAGTAACCGCATTGTCTGCATTTGTTGAGGATGTTCTTGGATCAGACTTAACTCTAGCAATAAGTTTGTTTTCATATTGTAAAAATACTTCTGGTTTTAAGTCTTCTGATCCCGCTCCACCAACTGGAGTTGCGTTACATACAATGGTTCTATCATAAACCCAATCTTTCGTTGCTTGACCATATTGAGTCTGTTTAATAATAGGATGATAAACATCAGCCTTCATAGGGTATAAAAAGTCTGTTGTTTCACAGGTTGTCATTATAAGACTCCTGGACGTATAATCGTTTCTTTATATTTGTCTAGTATTTTATCTACTAATATATTCCCAGTGCCTTCTGTAAATCCTTTGCCATATTCAATTTTAAACTGATCTGTGCTATAGTTTTTAACATATCTCTTGTAATAATCTAATCTACCACACTTAATATCATCTATTAACATTAATGTTGCATCTTGAATATCGTAAGGAACAACTTTATATCCTGTTTCTGCTAGAATTATATAGTCTGCACCTTCTGAAAATGCAACACCTGGAACAACAGTCTGAGTGTTTCCGCTATCTTCTGTATCAAACAAACTCATAGAATCAGATATGCCCAAAGGTATACGAGAGTATCGTCTCTCTGCACGGTTTATAGAGTCAACGTTTTCAAGTGGATCCTTAGTAATTGCTGTTTTATCTTTAGTTATAAAGAAGGTATAATCTGTTAAGGCTGGACCTTCTGCGTCATCTATATCATATACAAGTTCTGCATTTTCATATATCTTTAAAAGTTTATGTGTTTTTTTCCAAAGCGGTAGATAATCATTTCCCTGACCAACAACCTCTAAATAAGTTCTATCATAATAGAATCCACCAACAATGCTATCAATTATTGATCTTGCTAAATCTTCATATCCTGTATATAAGGCTATATCTGTTGCTGTGCCAGATGTAGCAAGTAGTGTAGGGTCTACATAAGGTCTCATAATTTCTAGGTTATCTTCTACAACGATATCTCCACGGACAAGTGTATCTCCAGAAGAGCCACCATCTTCATAAATTGTTAAGGCATAAGACTTGTCATATTTAACAAAGTCACCAGTTAAAGAATAAGTTATTTTTTTGCTTGCATTAGATGTAACAGACTCTTCAATCTCTGTTAACTCTGAAACGTTTTCAATAACTAGGATATAGTCAGCACTAGCATCTGGAACTGTATAAGTTACAGAAAGTGGGTATGGGGGAAGACGTAGTATCTGCATTTTTATTTACCGTAGTATGCGGCTAACTCTTCAGGTGAGGCAACTCTTACCAACCTGTGTGTTAACCACTTTTCCGATGCCTCCTTTGAGACTATGTTGTATCCTACTTTTAAAGCACCCAAATTATCCATGTGTAGGTTCTTTTGTGAATGTAGGGCTACTTTGTTTATTAGTGTTTCTGCTTTGTTTGCTTCTTCTACCCGCTCTTCTTTGTCTACTGGCGGTATCCAACTAGCAAGAATCTCTAATATTTCAAGTTTAGTAGTTGCGTCAAATAATTCTATTTCTCTTTTTTTTGCATAAGATTTTAATTCCATTACAGTTTTACTTGATAATTCTTCAATTGTTAGATCCATAATTCTCCTGTGCTCATTTGTAATTATACCAGAATAAGAATAAGGAGGGTAGTTTTTACGCTACCCTCCCTAATATTTGATCTTTTAGATCTTAGGAATCAGCACTATCTGAGTCAACATAAGCGACTGCATCTAGTTCTTCCCATTGGATACCAAAGCGTACAAATACTGTGTACTCAATTGTATCTTTCTTTGGCTTGTATTCACGGTTTACAGTGATGTCTCTCTGGAAGCCCCATACACGGTTCTGAGGGAATGTCAAATCGACATAACCTGCAGGGTAGTAAGGAACCTCAAGAACATCTACACCAAGTACACGAGTTGTACGTGAGTTACCTAGTGTCTGTGCTCCACCATCAAGGAATTCTTGACGATTTGCTTGTGTGCTACCGACACGATCAGCAAATGCTGCTGAAATTGCGTCTGCAAGTGTACCGTTATTACGAACGATACCAGCAAAAGCATCAGTACCTGCGTAGAACTTTAGATTGCTCTTAAGTGCACGGTATTTACGAGGCATTGCTAATAGCAAACCTTGCATTACTGATGTTGTGAAGTTGTTGTCTGATACTGTTGCAGCATATTCGTGAGCATCGTTTCCGACTGTTCCACGAGTTTGCTTTACGAAACCAGCCATGATTGAAAGGAAGGCATCTGCGCCTGATCCTTCACCATTGATAGCAAGATCTTCAATATCGTTTGCGAAAGCATTGGTCATCAAGCGAACTAGATGATCTTCAAGTGCTCCACCTTCAATATTGTCTTCAAGTGCTTCTGTTGATACTTCCCAATCAAGACGAATCTTTTTTGTAGTAAGTTCAACTTTTGTAAAGGTTGCGCCGATGTTTGTATAATCTGGTGCGCCTTGTGCTGCTGCACGGATTACACGCTCTCCAACGTTGACCTTCTCGATCTCCATTGTGTTAGCACGCATTGTAACTCTACGACCATCTTTAGCGAGAACTGTTGCATCCCACACATAGTCGATGAAGCGACGAGCCTGCTCTGGTGCTAGAATACCACCTGCTACGCCTGTTGGGTTTACTGCGTTTGCTCCAGTTGTTGAACCGAATGCTGCAGTTGCAGTGTTACCAAGTTGTGATCCTACAGACGCTCCTGCTGAATCTAAACCTGTTGCACTACCAATACCACCAGAAACGAAACCGCCTTGAGAGTTAATCTCATTGCCTGCTCCGCCTGATCCTGGATAGTTTTTTTCTAGGTCTTTATTTTGTTCCGACATTATTTTTCACCTCCTAGTGATTTTATTGCTTATTTAAATAGGTCGGTTGATGTGAGGAAACGACCGCCCCATAGGGATTTCTGAACTTTTGAGGGTTCAAACTGCACGATCTCGCCTAGATCGCCAGACTTGCGGAAAGCGGTGTCTTGCTCTACAAGATCTACTCGCTTGCCAAACTCATTGAAAGAACCCTTAACATTGTTTACTTCAGCAGATACGGCTTTAACCTCACCTGATACATTGTCAAGAGACTTACTTAATGCAACAACTTGCTCATGAAGAGACTTAACGGTTGTTGCTAAATCGCCAAAGGCATTTGTAAGAGAGTTTTTGATTTCTGCAACTGCCTCAACAATTGCTTCATCAGACTTTGTTACAGCAGTTTCTACTGC